TTCTGGATTCTGGAACGTTCAATGAACGATAAAGTTTCTTTTGGAAATACTCAACGTCAGTGAGTTCTCCAAGATTTTGCCCGCCAGGAAGAGTTGTGATTTCAGTTCCTCTACCACCTTCTCTTCTTGGAAGCCAGAAATCTTCCATCATTGAAAGATGTTTTTTATCATCCTTGATTTCACCAGTCGAAGCATCGTAAACAAGTTTATTACGATAACGACTCATAACCTCACGAAGGTATTGTTCTGCTTTTACCTTAGGGAGATTACCAACATCAATATAAAAAATTCTTCTTTCTGGTGCTCTTGAAAGTCTGTAGATGACAAGACTATCTTCAATCATTCTTAATTGATTAAGAGCCTTAATTGCTTTGTGAAGATAGGATAAAGTAGCTTGTTTGTTCCTATCAACTAATCCTGAGGTAATGTATGTGATTGCATCTTTTGCAATTTTAATTCCTTTTCCATATGCACTTCCAACTTGCATACCGCCAGAAGCTTGAGGATTATAGACAAAATACTCATCAACATTTGGAGACTCAAACATTGTGAGTTCTTTTGATGGATCTTGATTCACATAGGTTAGATTACCAGCATCATTGATTGATCTCTTTTTAAGTTCACGAACAAACTTAATTTTCAATGCGTCAATATATCTAACTTCTTTAATTCCCTCTTCTGGACGTTTTAAATCAATGACTTTATGGTAGAAAATTCTTCCATCAACATACCAGTTTCTAAAAATCTCATGAGCTTTTTTATCAAAATCCATGATTTCTTTGATATATCTAAACTCTTGTCTAATAATATTTTTGATGTTATCATCAACATCTAAATTAGAGAGTTCAATTTCAACTGGAGAATCATTAAGATCTGCAACAATTGCTTCGTTTACAACATGTTCAATTGCAGTATCACATTCTGGGTGCAAAGACATCTCACGATATCTTTTTAATAAATCATATTCGGTTCTGTAAACACCTTCAATATCTACATATTGTCCATAAAAACTACTTGCAACATAAAAATCAGAACCGTCCTCATTATTTTTGGGGACGGGACTGATCGTAGTTGGAGATTTTACTTCACCTTTTTGAATGTTAAAACCGAACAACTTAGACATTATAATTTGACTATTAAACCTACTGATCTATTTATGATCTCATCGTAAATCAGCTTCGCCTTGAGAGGTCTTAAATGCTTCCCACCACTGAACTTCAAATGTTACATCATACTGTTCAATAGAATTGGTTTCATCGTAAGAAAGTGGAATCGCACCTACGTTTGAAGGCCAAGCACCATACAGTTTATATGATCTTAATACTGGAACAGCACTATTGCTTATATTTCCTTTTACATACGGAGATCTTCCAAGTTGGTGAACTGCAATGGTTTGTTGATATCCATCAGTTCCATTTGGATTAATGTATCCAGAGGTATCTTCATGTTTATTGATGCCATTCATCCATTTTTCAAAACATCTTCTGATGCCAAAGTCGGCATCGTTAATAACGGTAATTGTCCAAGAATCAAATGATCTATCTCCAGCAACTGATAATGTTCTTCCTCTAAAAGGAATTTGAATTGGAGAAATAGTTGATGCAGGAAGTCCAGCGGTTTTAACAAGAAGTCTTAATTTTTCATCAAAATCATTTACACCATCTGGACGAGCCCAAGTTGGGACTGGAATCACACATTCAAACAGATTGGGCCTAGCACCCCCGCCAGTGAGTTTAGACTTGAATGAATCTAATGTTCTGTTTTTTAACTTAATTTCTTCAGCCATGGGTTTTTATCTCCTTAAAGTGAGTTAGAATCTACCAATTACTTCTTCAAAGTTGATGCCAGTTTTAGTGGCAACAAATGTCAATCCAATAAAGTTGATAGAACGAGCTGGTTTGACATAAAATTCAGCAACAAATTCATTGCGATCAATGACTTCTGGTGTATTATTTGTTTGATCACAAACAACCACATACTCAGTAATTCCTCTCTTAGCAGCAATATCTCTTAGGTATGGATCAACTTGTGAAACAAATGAAGTTCTTGTAAACTCATCGTTAAACTCAAATAAGTATGTTTTTGCAATATTTGAGATTGTTTTCTCAATTTCCAAGAAGAGTCTACGAACATTGATTCTGTCAAATGCAGATACAAACGTTTGAGCTGTTTTATCTCCGAATAGAATTACTCCAGATCCAGGTGAGTAGATCACTGGATTTACTCTGTTAGTATAAAGTTGATCTCTTTGGGATTGATTTGGATTATATGCAAGTTTAATTGCATTTTTTAAAGTGCCACGATCTGCTCCAGCAGGAGAATACCAAGAATAGTTATCAACAGAAGTTCTAACCATCAATCCAGCAATGTCTCCATTGCAAGGAATGTATCTATATTTGTTAGAGAACCTATCATAAATGTACTTATATCCAGAGTCAAAAACGGCAAAAGAACTTGAATCGATTCCATTAAAGAATTCAACGGTATCATCTGTCTGCGACTGAGCATCTGATACTGCAACCACGTCATCTTTAAATGGTGAAATAGTAACGATAGTATCTTTTCTTGATTCTGCAATTTCAATAAGTTTATTTGCTTTTGCTTGAGATTCTTCCTTAGTTAACATTGATGGGCCATAGATCAAGAAGTCAATTTCTTCTTGATCTTTGCTTGCAACGATATCATAAGCATCACTCAATTCACCAAGTGATGGGTTAAATCCTCCACCTGTATAGTTAACTCCACCAACTAATAGGATGGTTTGATTTCCAATAACATTAAAATCGACAGAATCGACTGCTTTTAATCCCCACAAACCGTTTGAAGTAGTAATACCTGCTTTAGAAACATTGCCGTCTTGTGGGTATCCAGCATAAACATATGTTGATTCGAGAGCTATTCTCTCTTTGTAATAAAGGGTTTTTCCAGAAAGAGTTGCATCTAAGGCTTTTGAAAGATTGGTAAACTTCTCAATAATATTTCCTGAAACACCAGTTGCGGTTCCTTTATCATCAATGACTAAAATGTGAACTGAATCATTGTATGATCTTCTCTCAATTGCAAACGAACTTGAAATTGGTTTTGGAGCCAAAGACCTCCAATAAACTGGAATGCCGTTTATGACTACAGTTTGTCCATCATACCAGTCTGTAATTGTTGCATCATCAGCAGGGCCCATTGAGACACCACCGACGATGATATCCCCATCGCTAGATTTTACTTCAAAATTACTACCTTTTTTGTACTGAACAAAAGTTGAAACTCCTGTATTATAAGTATTCCACTTAACATAAATTTCACTTACTCCCAATCCAGTTAAAGTTCCTTCTAAAACTGTGTCTGAGTTCCAAGAATAAGTAACACCAACTCCAATTGTTACCCTTGCACCTTCTAATCGACATGTTACTGCCATTCCAACAGTAAGTGAACTTGTAGAAAGTCCAGCAAATGTTTGATCAGCAAAGTCATCGATTATAGCAACTTTTAAATTATTTGCCCAAGCTCCTGGTGTTTTTGCTGCCCACTCCCAAGAAACACTGTCAGAGTGGTTTTCTGTATAATCGTCGTAATTTTTAATATTTAATGTTACTGAGGTTGTTGATCCAACTCCAACATTAGCTGAATTTAAGTTAGCATCAGAACATCTGATAACTTTTAAAACGCCTCCATAACTTAAGAATGACTCTGCTACATGATAGTAATCAGATTGATTATCAGTTGTTACTGGTTTTCCAAAAGTTTCAATAAATTCATTTTCATTTCTAATGACAACAGCTTCTTCTACTGGGCCTTTTGGAAAAGGGCCAGCAATAGCTCCAATAAACTGGTTATCTTCTACTATCGAACCTTTAGTGAGATCAATCTCTCTTATAGTAATACCTGGGGAAACTAATCCGAGCCCTAATGACATGTTTATCTACCTCTGATAAAACATTTAATCTATAACATATTTATAGAAATACTATTTTTAACGATACTCCCACATGTAAGCTCGATCACCATACTCATCTAGCTTCCATACATCACCAGAGTTGTCTACAAAGGTATTTTCATGATCATCTAAACCATCCAAAATAAATCCAAAAGGAGCCATGTCTTGTTCGATCTGGTTCTTTTGTTCTTCATAGATGCGTTTACGAACATCATTCTCAGTCATCTCCTTGAAATAAGGTTGAACAACTAACCAAGAGAAGATCACAAGACACATTGATAAGTCATCATTTGCGCCTTCTTCAGCTTCAAATGATTGATTCTTTTGAATAAAAGTTGTCAGTTCGGAGATAATGTCATAATCATTGAACATTAACTTGTCATCTTCTACCAAAGTCTTGAGGTTTGAACATCCAATCTTTTTGACTGTCTTTGACATCTTCAATCCAAGTTGAGACTTATTACCAGAGAATCCTTGCCCAACAATTTGCCCAGCTCTACCTCGCATGGCGCACATTAAGATGTGATCATACTCAAGATCAAAATGTAGGATATTTGCAACTTGTTCCCCAATGTCGTTGATTTCAACCAACACATAAGCTTTATTATATGCCTTTGCAACATCTTCAATGATGTTGGGGAACAACATTGGTTTGATCTGATTGTTTCGATATTTACCAACTACTCTCCAAGGAAAACTTGTAATATCAAAAATGACGAAAGCCGAGTAGTCACTTTCAACTCCTCTTGCAACGTCAACTGTCATAATATAGTTATGATCTTCGATTGGTTCTTGATAGATATCCAATCCTTTATTTGATTGAATTGGATCATCAAAAACCATTGACTTGAGTTTTGATGCAGAAATCAAAGTATCAGAAGATCCAAGGAAGTCACACTCAAATTCCTGTTGGAACTGTTGAGGTGAAGTGTTTGCAATCGTTTGTTCCTTCCATTTTGCGTCTCTACCAGGAACTTCACTCCAATGAACCTCTGTTGGGATATATTCGTTTCTACTCCTCTCGGCGTCATGCCAGAGGCGGTAGAAGTGATTCATACCCTTAGGGGTAGATACGATAATAACCTTTGTAGTTTTACCAGATGAAATGGTAGGATAAACTGAACTGAAGAAATCGTCAGCGATATGATTTGGAATGAACGCAAATTCGTCAAGGAAGATGATATTGAATGACATACCACGAACAGCAGATGCTGATGTGGATGCTGCAATAATCTTTGATCCATTTTCAAGTTCTAAAGATGCCTTGTTCCAAACCATGACACCCTGTTGCATCCACTTAGGTAGATTCTCATAAGCCAACTGAAGTCTTCCCAAAAGATCTTTTGCAGTTGAAGCTTTGTTTGCAAGAATACCAACATTCACGTTAGCATTAAAAACAACATAATGCAATAGATAAGATACACAAGTCGTTGACTTACCTGACTGACGAGGCATCTTACAGATATTGAATCTGTTATTATGAAAATTATTAATTAATTTTTGTTGAAATGGATAAAGGTTAAAAGAAACTAAACCTTCATCCAGAGAAACAATCTTGATATAATTTTTAGCAAAGTATACTGGATCATCCTTACACTTTAAAAATTCTTTAATTTGTTCCTCAGTAAATTCAATCGGAACATTTGCTTTCTTAAGCTGAGGGTTGCCCAAATAATGTTGATCATTAGACATAAAATATTTTTATTCTTGATACACTACAGAAGTTGCGTAAATGTCAGTTACAGTTCCAACGACGGAGGGCTTTATTGATTCGTGAATCTGGATCTCTTGCAGTTTTTGTTGAAGTGAGTTTAGATTTCATGCCGCTCATTCTTGAACAGAATGATTTGCGACGAGATGCTCTTTTACCTTTTGGATTTTTTTCAGTGACTGCAGTTTGAAGTTTTGATCCTGGATTTTCACGGCGATAAGCATTAACTGCTTTTTGACTCAATCCATCAGTTTTATCTTTACGATTCACTGATTGCCAATCCTCACCA